AAAAATGAGAACTGAAAAACTTATTGATGAATTTGACGATAAAAAAATTGAAAGAGCTTTAAGGTTTAAATCTAGTCAAGCTCAATTTGAAGGCATGAGAAAAGAGTTACGTAGATTAAAAGATGAATTAAAGAGTGACGAATTTCAAAAACTAGGACCAACAAACAGTACATTTATAAAAAAGAAAAGAGAAATAAAATCTCTTGAAGGTAAGATATTTAGAAATTTTGTATTTGGAAACACTGTTCCAGTGCTAAAAGAAAGTCTTGAGATAGCACTACCTGCTGCTGTAACTCAATTAATAGCAACAGAACTTCTTGCTGGCGAAGATGGTATGTTAGATTTCTACTCAGCACAAGGTCTAGGTGCTTTAATTCATATGGCAGGGGGTGTTAGAGTACCTTTTGCAAAGGGTATAACATTAGGAGGTGTTATTAAAGCTCCTGCACGTTACATAAAAAATCAAGCGTTACCGAGTATAGGTAAGACTATATTAGACATAGCTGGAATTAGAAGACTAGAGAAAGTTAATTCAAGTATACCTAGCATATTTAAAGCACAAGATTTAAATGACTATGAGCAACTTGTGTTTAATCAAATAGGAAGGAAACTTACACGATCTGAAAGAAAAGGTGCTGAATACATATTCAGAATGATACCTTATCTAGGTAAAGAAGATACAGAAAAATTATTAGCTAACATAGATAGTCAAATTGATCTTGAGGATGCCATCTTAAAATACTTTCCTGAAAGTGAAAGAAAAGAACTAGGTCAGATGATTGCTGCTCCTTTCGCACAAGTTTCTGATTTAAGCTTTTTAAAAGGTGCGTATGCTATGTCAGGGTACGAGCTATCTGCAGCAGATATATCTAGTTGGGATAGAATTAAACAACTTCAAGACATAGCAGACAGAGAAGATGAAACAGTTAAATTTTTAGCTATTGCCGTAGATAAATTAAGACAAAAATTAATCAATAGAACTGATATTGAAAACCCAGAAGCAGTAGAAAAATTCATAGAAAAATATCAAAGAATAGTAGATGAACATGAAATTGAATCTATAGAAAGAAATGCAAGACTTAATGAAGACATTATAAATATAAATGAAATTGCTTTCTTAGATTTAGATGGAAAAATTACCCCTAAGACTGCAGAAAATTTATTAAATGCCAGTGTTAAAAGTAGAATGAAAGTTAATAAGGAATTAACTTATGGACAGGCACTAGAAGAACAAATAGAAGAGAACTATAAGCTACTACTTGAACGTGGTGAAAAAATAAAACAATCTAGAAAAAGTAATGATCACTTCGATGCTCAAGATCAATTCTTCGAGTTAGTCATGGAGACACATATACAATCATACTATGCTAGAGGTAAACAAGGCTATGGTTCTGTAGATAAAATGGCTTTAAGTAAAAAGAAGTTAATTAATTTATCTGATCTAGCATTTCAATATAAAGAGATGGCACAGGAGCAAACTCCTCTTAGTAAATTTTTTAATTCAAAGAGTATATTTTGGGATAGTACCATAAATCAGAAACTACTAGTGTCTATGGAGAGGATGGCTAAACGTACTCTTGATGAGCTAGATGACCAAGAGTTAATTACCAAAATAAAAGCAATGGCTTACAATCCTAAAAGTGATTATCATATCCCCGGATACGATGGAAATAGCATGGATTTAATGCTACTATTTCAAGAGATAGGGGACGTAAAATCATTTAATGCAACTCCGAGTGAAGCTATGGATTTACTTGCCGCATTTAAAGATTTTAGTCTTAGACAAAAAGATCCTAATATACAGAGGTTATTCTCACAACAGGTAAGTACTCTTAAGAATATGATACTAGAACAGTATCCTGAATTTGGACAAGCTTTAGAAGCTGCAAATGAGAACTACAAGAGGGAGGTTTTTGATAGAGTATCAGGAAGTGGACCTTTAACTGACTTTATCAAATCCAAAGACAGAACTACAAATGTTGGAGAAACAGGAGCTACTTTCTACAGAAATACATACAAAGCAGGTAGGACTCCTGATAAAATACTAAGACCTTTAATAAATAACATAGAGAAATTTATGAAGGATAAAGATCCAGATATAGGTAAAGATATTAGAAATGAATTTAATAATATAAAATTTCAAATGTCAGACTTTGTAGATGGTAATCCTAGTCCTGTATTTAATCTAGATGATCCGAGACAAAACACAAAGTTTGAACTTTTAAAAGCTATGTTAGAGGAACAAATATTTGCTAGATGGGGTGATAAAGTAACAACTCAATTAGCAAACATAGACCCTAGAATTAGAAAACAATTAAATGAAAAGAATGGCGGGTACGATTTTAAAGCAAATAATCGAGAAGCTTTAGACCTATTAACTGAATTAAGTACAGTTCCTGTTATAAAAAATGGAGAAAAGGGGCAAGCAGTTCTTCTTGACTTCTCAAAGCTTATAGAAAATGAAAAAGATATTGTAAAATTAGTAGGAGAAAACAAACAAACTCTAGAACAATATGATAAGTTCAAAATCACTACTAATGCTAAAATTAATAATATACTAAAAACAGAGCAACAGGTAGTAAAACTTAGAGATCAAACTCTAGTTAAACTTCAAAAACTAACTAACACAGATGCTGGTGGTTTTTATGAGAAGTATGTTCTCAATGGCACTGTTGAAAATTTAAGAGAATTAAGACGGCAAGCTCTTACCAAAAAAATAAATGTAGATGGCAAGCCTGTAGCAGGCATGGAAGAAAAAGACTTTCAAGATGCCATACTGTATCTGTTTACTAATGGTATGTTCGAGAGAGCAGGAAGACAAGTCACATCAGGTGTAAATAAATATAAAATTAAAAAGTTTGATGGTACTTATGCTCCTGCAATTGGGTTTGTTAATCCTGAAACTATAATGGACGACTTCTCTAGAAAAAATGTCAAGGCTATTTACGAAGACATATTAGGTGTTGACCACGCTAAATTCATGGTAGATTTGATGGATCTCGTAGATAGAGAAAAACAGTTAGCTCAGAATATTGCAAAGATAGGGGGAGTTGTTAGACCTATAACTGGCAATGAACTTATAAGTAGAGGTTTTAACTTGGCTAGGGGTATGGTTAGTCCTACTTATGTAGCAGCAGAGATAGCATTAAGATTGGCAACTGGGGCAGGAATTGAAATGCTTAAGCTGGCCGCTCAAAATAAGGAAGCCGCAAGACTCATACAAAAGATGATACAATATCCTGAAAAATTACAGAAAGTAGAATTAGATAAGGCAACACTACTAATGAGAGATTTTTTAATTACTGAATTTGCTCAAAGAGGTTTAACAGTGCCAGATGCTGTATATGAAGAGTTTGGGGTACAAGAAGAAGAAACTAATTAAATTAACTAAGGAGAGAGACTAATGAAGACTTACTACAACGGACCACGTAAAGGCATGATGTACGGTGGTGGTGCTACCATGAGAAAGCCTATGATGTATGGTGGCATGGCTAAGAAAAGCAAGAACATGCAAATGGGTGGCATGATGGACGAGAAGAACATAAAGCCTAATGCTAAATCAAACATGATGATGAGTTCAGGTATGAACATGGGCATGATGTATGGTGGTCAAGCCAAGCTAGACATGAATAAGAACAACAAGATAGATAAAGAAGACTTCAAGATGTTGAGGAAGAAGAAGTAGGTTTATCCCTCTTTCTCATTATCTTACGACCTCTGAAGAAAACAATTGTATTGATAGTGGTGTTGATAGTGATAGCTACCAGTAACCAAATTTGCCACCACTCTATCACACGTACCTACCCGATTTATCCATGATCTCTTGTGCCATAGACTTCAGATACTTTATCAACTGAGTTACTTTATTTGTACCTTCATACATGGGAAGACCTAAGTTCATGGTCTTCTCAAATTCATTTGGATCTACTGCATCGTAGAGTATCTCAACATTTCCATCCTTATTAAGAAACGCTTCTAACGAGAACAGTTTCGCTTTCACCTTTGATTTCATTGATCGGCTCTAATTCACTTATAGGTAAGTTATAACAATCAGCTTTAAACGTAAAGCCGTTGCTTGGATCTACTTGACCTTTCTTATATCGAGTAGCTTTAGCGTAGTACTCTTGTTTACTAATGCTACCTAGTATCCAAGCTTTACTGAGATCGGTCAGTATCCTCACAAACACATAACTATCACAGTCTTGTTTTGTACCATGAGATGCAACCGAGCAATCATAATTAGACTGTGGCTTAGTGTTACAACGTTTAGTCTTAACGTCGATACGATTCCCATCTTTCACTAAATCATAGTTATATGTATTTGCTTCAGTTGCCCCAATGATATCAGCTACGATTACCTCGCCTATCGCACCCACAACATTGCTAGTGCCACCTGTAATACTTCCCTGCAATATGCCCACAGTAGAAGCTTTTTCCCTCGCATGACGCATGTAATCCTCGCTGATTGGTACTTCAATCATCAGTTTGCACCTAAGTCTACAACTTCACAGGCATCTGCAGTGCAAGCCAATTCACGAGTACCGCTCGTGTTATCTTCCTTTTCATACTTAGAAAACTTAGTCCAATCCAAAGAAGCAGGCACACGGCTTTGCCACTCTAGATAGTCATCAGCTTCTATGTCTTGATAAGGAGCTTGTTGGTACGTATGATCGGCAAATGGAAGAAACGATACACCTGACGCTATGTCAAAGTTATCGTACAACCACGCACCAACTTCCATCCATTCCTCTTCCTTTACAGTAATAGTCACAGACGGTTTGTGTTCGCACCAGTTAAGTGCATAGACTTTCCAAAGTTCTAGTTGTTCTATTGCACTCATCTCAGTTCTAGTGATAGCACCACTAGGAGATTTCATTGGAAAAGAAAACACGGTAACACTGTCAGGCTTCATAACGTCAGGCTCTGCAGGGATACCTTCTTCTTTCATAAATTGTGTTAAGGGATCTTTGTTATCCCCACGTACTGTTCTGATGTAGAAATCATTGTGTCTAGCATGAATACCCGATGCAGAATCAGTTAACTGAGACACAGTACCACTTGGCTTTACACAGGTAATAGCCGTACTTCTTGGTATACCGATAGCATCTGCATATTCTTTGTTAGTCTTTATTGCTACTTGTTTCATCTCTTGTAACCAAATCTTTGAATCAGTTGTCTTAGACAGTACATAATGATCCATGATACCAGTTAATGAAACACCAAGCAAGCGTTCTTCTTCAGTATTTGTTTTCCATATCTTACGTAGATACTTCAGATCTGTAAGAGTAGACTGAAATGTACCTAGCATTGTAGCAACACGTACCTTAGATTGAAGGCTCAGTAAATCATCGTTTTCACGTACGACCACTTCAGATAAGTTACAGAATTGATAAGGTCGGAGTATGATCTCACTACATGGGTTCGTACCCCACATGTGACCTGTCTGTCTTCTACCACTCTTAGCTACCTGATCGTCGGCAGCCTTACGATTGAACATGCCACGCTCACCTGACTTAGACTCATACAGAGATAACCATTCTCTCATGTAAGTTTCCATAGCAGGCTTACCTTTGTAGGCTACAGAGTTATTTGCTAATGCTCTTTGACCATTGTTGTTCCACCACTCACCTGATTTAGCGTGAGCCATTTGATCATCATTTAGGTTAGATAGGCTAATCAAAGCAGATCGTCTTACACCACCTACAACTACAACCTCACCTACCTTGCACATGATATCGTGGCACTCAACAGGAAATAACTTTCTACCTGTAGCACCCTTGAATTTCTCAATAGTGAACTTAAATAAGTTAACCAACGGATCAGCACCTGATGCCCTGCCACCCATAACTTTCAACCTTGCACCCGCAGGTCGTACCTTTGATACATCCCAAGAAGGTATCATTCCTGAATAAAGTAAAGCCACAAGCTCACGATATGCTTTCGCCCACCCTGCTTTACTATCTTCCACAACAATAACAACTTCAGACTCTTGCATGTTCTCACTGATTACAGGTAGCTTATCTACGTTCTCTCGCTCCACAGAGAAACCTACACCTGTACCGCACATAAGAATGTACATAGCTTCATCGAAACTACGTGGGCTATCTACTGGTAGGTAGCTACAATTGTACCCACAAGTGTTATCTCTTTTGAGTGCATCTCCTGCAGTCATCATAGCTCTCATCGATGGCATAACTCTCAAGTCACTAATGTACTCGTGTATTATCTCTTTATCAACTCTGTCCATCTTGTAGTTATGTTTCTCTAACAAGGTTTGTTCCATGAAGTTTACATATCTTGAAACTGTCTCTAGCCAGTTCTCCCTTCTACCTTCATCATCCATCCACCTAGCATACCTAGACTTGTGTATAAACTCCTGATATGAAGTTGGTAACATATTAGACGCCATTATATTCTTCTCCTACTTTTGTTTCAATTAAACGGTTTAGATACCACCGTGCTTTTTCTAAATCTTCTACTCCATTCTTGTACTTGTATCTGCATATGTACTTCAAAATGTTGCCTTGAAGATATGTTTCAAATCCATCTCCTGTGACAGATTGAATTATGTCTATGGTTTCAATGCCTGCCTTATTATAGTGTGCAGGGCTATTGACCATATCTGTTTGTTCCTCTACTTCCTTAAGTCTCATCTTCATATATTCCAAATGTCTCATTACTGATCGTTACCAAAATCCACTTTAATTACATTCTCAGGAATGTCAAGCATTTCTCCTGTATCTTGTTGATATTCTACTTTGAGTTCTTTGGCCGCAAAGTTAAACTCTATCTCAGATTCCCCACAACGAAACACTTCATCACCTCGTCTACGTAGCAAAGCCATGACACCCTCGTGCATGATTGATGCAACAGAGTGATCATCAAATGTCTTGTACTTCTTGCCTGTCGTATCGTAGGCTACCAAGTGAAACTGATCATCAGGCATCTCAGATATGATTATGTAGTACTTGTCTTTCTCCAAAGACATAAGTGTGTTCATGTCATCTTTTTTCATTCTTGAGCCACTCCATAGGTATTGTTTTTTCTGCCCACCTATAATTGTGCTTAAGACACCAATCAGCGTAAGTGGTTTTACTTCCTTTGTAGATCTTGTTCCGTGCATTCATAAACACCATACGGATGTCTAACTCTTTATGTTGCTCTTTTATGAGAGCCATCTTAACTCTGTCTGCTTTGTCAAACTCACCTTTAGCTTCGATGTATATGTTAGTTACAGGGATGTAGAAGTCAGGAGTGTAGGTACGTATCTTAGGTACGTATGTTATCTTCTTCTTCTCGTACTCAAATTTTATTTTATTATGTATCAGCTTTTTAGCTAGAGACAATTCAAAATTAGATCTGTATCCTGCGTTACGTTTAGCCACTATATTATCCCCTGTCGGATTTTCCAGTTCAATGATTCTAGGCGTTTGCTGATATACCCTGCCGTCTTCGGGGATTGTTTTTCTAGTATAGTAAGCTCGTCTAGAAGGGGATATATCGGCACACATAAAATCTTTCCGTAATTTAAACTGTAGTTAATTGTTTGGAATTCATTCTCCACTTTCACGATATCCCTAGCTTCTGTCTCAGGCGTTAACGCTCCTTTGTCAGAGAAGTTATCTTTCAAAGTTAACGGTATACCTCTGTCATGTTGCCTAAGAAATGTAATGTCTCTACCGCCACCAATACCTTTGTGAGACTCTATGTAAAGATGATACAAGTTCTCATTCAACTCAAGTAGCTTAGTTTCATAGTTGTCTACGTAGATTGCTGGCACTACAATT